TCTTGCCTCCTCGGTTTCCTCGGTTCCATCCAGATCATCAGGTCCACTAAGCGGTCGGTTACCCAGTCCAGCAGGTTGTAGATCAAGCCCCGCATTGGCTGTAGCCTCAAGCTCCTCGTCTACGTTAAAGTCGTCGCCTAGCACATCGCCTTCGGCAAGCTCTCGCAGTAAGGTTTCTTGCGTGATGGTGCCTGCGGTGTAAAGCTGCAGCAGCGCTTGGATCTCCTGCGGCTCAAGGCGTGTGCCGAGGAAGTCACGATTGACGTAGCTGCTGCCAGGAGATGTGTTGTTGCCGATGTACTGCGCATGAAATTGCAGGCAGTTGTCGATCATGTCCTGCACGTTTTGCGCAATCACCATCATGGTGCTGTCGCCTTGGCTACGGTCGATGCGCTTTGCCTCAGCAGTTTCAGCAGATAGCTTCTGGCCCAGCACTGCCGATAGACCGAGCTCGTTGATCTGCAGTGCAAGCTGCTCAAGCCTGCGGAACTGATAATCAAAGCTGCGGCCGGCAGGTTCAATGTATTCAGCGCGGCCATCAGCAGGGAATGCGATCGCCTCGCCAGGTCCAGCGCTGACTTCCTCTGCTGCAGATGGGAAGCCATAAAACGCCAACATCGGCACAGCGCTGATGTGAAGCTGGTTATCGAGATCGCTCTGGATCTGATACGCCTTGAGGTTCAGCTCAGCGATGTCTTCCAACGGCGGACGTGACTCCATGAAGCCATGCCGCTGCGCATAAGCAACTGAGAAAGGAATCTCAGAAAGGCTTGTGCGGCCCTCGTCGACAACCTTAAAGTCACCGTTGTCTTGCTTTTGGTGTAGTTGAAACTCACCTGGCGTCAGCACCCGGATTTGCTCGACTGCCTTCTCGCCAAACTCACCATCAGGCACGGCGACCGTCTCGGCAAGTCGCAGTTGCGTTAGCACTTGCCGGCCTTCCTGCTGCTCAGCACGCCAGCCAAGGATCTGCCGTGGTGTGTAGCTCACCCAGTAGGGTCTACCCCCATCAGCAGGTGCATCCACCAGTACACCAACGTGGCCATAACGGACCATCTTGCGGGTGGTTTCATAGGTCCAGACGTTGAGGTCATTGCCTTGTAGGTCAACATCAAACAACTGCTCGCGGATGATGTCGGCGGTATCGTCAAGCCTTACTGGCTTGCGCGTCAACATGCCAGCCAGCATCCGCTCAAGGCGCTGGTAATAGGGCGGGCATACGCTGCGTGCTAGGCGGTTGTCGTAGGACTCATCCAGCTCACGCGGCTCTTGCGGCAGGTAACGGCGATGCTTACGCCGCATCCCATAGGTGCCTTGCAGCAAATCTTCGATCAGAATCCAATGCGGCTCTTGTGCATACCACGCCGTATTGGCATCTTGCACGCGAGTAACGCGGCGCTGCGCAATCGGCCGGTCGTAGTTGTTAAAGCCGGTGTACATTACAGCGCCGCAGTCATGAATGCAGTTTAAGCAGCAGTCAGCGTGATGCTATTGCGGCCAATCTTGATGTCAAACTCAGCGCCGGGCTCGTATCCCATCTCGCGTAGGTAGCCGTCACCAATCTGCAGCTTGCCGTTGAATTGCACCTTTGCCTTGTAGGTCAGGCCGCGGCCGCGCTTTGCTGTCTTGCTGCCTAGGTCAACGCCTTTGGCTTCCAGCAACGCTTCATAGAACTGCGTGAATGCCACGCGATCCTTGATGACGTAGCCGCAAGCGCGCACCAGTTCGGACTTGGGCGCATTGCCCAGTTCCTTGACCTTGGCGAGTAATTCAGCACCCTTGAGCATGGGTAGAGTTAATGATTGGCGGAATCAATATAGCCTGATGCCTGTAGATCGCCCAGCACCTGCGTGCAATGGGTTGAACTCACGCCAGACCAAGTAGCCGAGCGCGTCGTTCATGTGGTCATGGCCGGCATCTTTGTCCGGGTCGCCCTTATCGGTGTAGCACTGCAGCTCCAGGCATTCGATCAACCGCTTGCAGCGCTGGTGGATGGTGAGCCTGACCTGACCCTTGCCGTTTTCCAGCAAAGCCTGAACAGCAGCCACGCGATCACGGACGGGAGGATTTGCACGTGGCGACTGGTTTGACATGCCGTAGGACTCCAGGATTTGGATGTCGGTCTGGCTTGCGTTGGTGCTGCGGTTGCCGCCGCTGGCATCTGGGTAGATGTAGATACGCCGCTGCGGGTAACGCGCTTGGATCTCTTGCGCCAGTGCGTCGGTGTCATGGGCGCCGCTGATCTCATCAATCACTAACAGGCTGCTGCCAGTGCGGATGCCGATTACGGCGGACATGTTGCCAACGTTGAAATCAACGCCAATGCGCAACGGCTCGCGGTCTAGGTCTGGTAGCTCAGCCACCACGTGCTTGTCACGACTGAAGCGGTCGTAGATGGTGCCAGTGGTGAGGTTGACAAACTCGCCGTCTAGGTAAGCCCGCAGCAGGTTTGGGTCGTAGTTGGCTTCCAGTCGCTCAATAAAGTCCGGCGGCAGATGCGGGTTATCTGCTGACCGCATCTTGATCAGCTTGCGATCCGCACGCCCTTTGGCATCCTCACTGCCGAAGGTGTTCCACATCCAGCGGAAGCCTTCTGGTGTGGATGCAGCACCAAACTGCCGCACATTGCCGGAGCGCAAGCGGCCAAGGATCTTGGGGAATGCCTTGTTGGCAATGCTGGGCGTCACTGTGTCGATCTCATCAGCGAGCACCCATGCAAGGTTTAAACCGATGATGCGGCTCCAGTTCTCAAAACTGCGGCACAGGATCTTGGTGTCACCGCCTGGCAGGTGCAGCATGTACTCCGGCAATGGTGATGCCCTGAAGGTGTAGGGGATTTCATACGCCTCCAGGAAGTTCTCAAAGTCGTTCTGCCAGATATCACGAATCAGCGGGCCGGTGGGCTCCATCACTGCACCGATGAAGCCTTGATTGGCCGCGGCCAGCATCACCGCCTTAGCGCACAGCGCACGTGTCTTGCCTGCGCCGTAACCGGCTGAGATGCCAAGGATCTGCGTGTCGCTGTCATCCACAAACGCGAGCTGCCCAGGGTGCAGATCAGCGCGGATGCGGGTGATCAAGTCGTCAGTGTCCTCAGGCGTCTGCTGCTGCATGAATGCAAGCAGCGGCACTGGTTCGCAGATGCCGCTAACGATGCTCACAGAAATGCACCCTGCACGTCACCCGCCTGCACCCGATGGCGCGCGATCTCGAGGTATTCGGCCTCGCGCTCGATGCCGATGAACCGGAAGCCCTCCAGCATCGCAGCCTTGCCGGTGGACCCTGAGCCCATAAACGGGTCCAGGACGACACCGCCGGGCGGTGTGACGAGGCGGCAGAGGTAGCGCATCAGCTCGGTGGGCTTGACCGTGGGATGCCCGTTGCCCTCGCCGCGATCGGCCTTGCTGGCCTTGGCGCAGTAGAAGAAACGGGCGGCATCACTGAGAAGCGCGCAGGGCTCATCGCTGCCGTCGTGGATCAGGTTCGCCGGCCAGCGGCCTGCTGGCGCGTAACCACGCAGATCAACCGCCTTTTGCGCAACGTATTGCACAGTGCCGGCCATTGAGCTGCTTTGGTGACGATCCCAGTTCTTTGCCAAGGCTTCTGCGTCTCCCCCATCAACCCGACACCCATCCACGTTGATCGCCCCGGTGCCGTGCTCCAGCACGTTCGCTGCCACCGTGCCCTTGAACGGTTTGCGCGCCACCGTGATCGGCTCCAGAGCAGGCTTCAGCGCCGTGCCCCAGCCCTGCCAGTCGCCGTCAAGGTTGCGGCTCTTGGGAAACCCACTCCCATACACCCACGCGATCATGTCGCGGATCTCAAAGCCCGCATCCTCGATCTGCACCGCCATCCGGTGCTGCGTCCTGGTGCCCGCGAACGCCAGCAGGTGCCCGCCTGGCTTCAGCACCCGCAGCACCTCGCGCCACACCTCCGCGCCCGGCACGTCGTAATCCCATGCCTTGCCCATGAAGCTCAGCCCATAGGGCGGATCCGTCACGCACGCATCCACGCTGCAGTCCGGCAGCTCGCGCAGCCGGTCGAGGCAGTCGCCGTGCAGCAATTCAATCACGACATCTCAAACCGCAACAGCTTGGCTTGATCTTCTAGCGCTTTGATTGCAATGCTGAGGTTCCCCTTGGCGCGTGCTTCACGTTCGTAATCTTGCAAGCGAGCGACAGCAGCAGCAAGCCACTGCGGCCGCTCTAGCTCTGCATCCAACTGCATTAGTTGGCGGGCACGGGACATATAAAGCTCAGCCTGCCGCTCGGACACT